GCACTTAAGGCAATGCTTTCGCCGCCCCAGCTCGCCAGCATTGCCTTAAGTGCAGGGTCGTTCGCGGTCACGTCGCGGGTGAAAATTTTGTTGAGCAGCATAACTACCTCCGCAGATAGGCAAACAACGATAGGCCGAGAAACAGTACGCCGAGACAGACGGCGGCGATGCGCCAATCCCATGCCGCTAAACCGCCGGCGAGAAGGCCGAGGCCGAGGACAAACAAAATGTCTTTAGCGTCGATCATCCCGCTACCAACACGCCGCGCTCTTCGTACACGCTGCGCTCCGCATATGCGTTGCGGATCGCCAATGCGAGTGCCATGACAAGCGCAACGATGCCGTCAATTTTCTGTTTTGATGTCTCTTTGTCCGGTTTGATGTTGCCCGCCGGATCGGTGCGGACGATGACGTTATCCGCCATCCAGCGCAGGACGGCGTTACCGCCGTGTCGGACTTTCTTCGCCTTGAGCAAGCGCGCCATTTCCTTCGTCGGCTCGGACAGCGTAGCGTAACCTTGTCTCACTTCTACCATGTTTATCCCATGCGTGTCACGCATATCCGATGCAAACTGCGTTGCGTTCCACGGATCATAGCCGGCAAGATGGAGCGATGTTGATTTCTCCCAGATGGTTTTAACCGGGTATATTTCATTGAGCGCGATAATTTTTTGCTTGATCGCCTGGTAATCAATCGTCGGGCCTTCCGTGGCTTCGATCAAGCCTTGTTTCACCCAGACATCGTAAGGCACGTTATCGCGCCGCTTTGCCTCCTCGATTGTTTCACATGGAACAAAAAAATATGGCAGTACGATAAATTCATCGTCCAGCTCGTCAATGTCAACCGTAGCGGATGCGTCGCCGTTTTCGCTGCTCGTAGCAGGCACCAGCGGTAATTTCTCCGGCGGGAACAGCAAAACCAGCGCAGCGATGTCAATTTTGTTCGCCAAGTCCACGCCCATAATACATTCGCGGCCTTTTAGTTTTTCGTAATCAATCGGGCCTGCGCAGGCATCCCAGGCTTGCATGGAGAGCCACCGCGTCTCCTGTTGCGTCCAGTAGCAAAAATTCAACCGTCTGACCGTATTTTCCTCGCTCGGCATGTCCAAAGCCGTGCGAACGTTGTCCCTCAAGCGTTGCCGGGTGATAATTACGTCCAGTGCGGGGTTTGCTTTCAGCCAGTGATCGCCCTCGATGCGCCAGTCATCGCACTGTAGGCAGTTGTCCAGCGGTTGCTCCTGGCCCTCGTTCCTGTGCTCTTCGCAGGGGTCGAGAGAGCAAATAAAAACAAAAAATCTGTCGTTTTCAGCCGTTTTTTTCAGTATTCGCGCGCCATATTCGTGGTAATACCAGCACGGAGACTCGCGCGAGGTACCTGAGTTCGTAATCATGAACAAGAGGGGATTCCGGCGCCACTTGAAGCCCTCTTCCAGCATGGTGATAACTGTGCCGTTTTTGTGCTCGTGCACCTCGTCAACCAGCGCCATATGCGGTCTTGGGCCGCTTTGGGAGTCCTGATCGCTGCTGATCGGGCGGAACCATGAGCCGGTTTTCAGATATGCAAGATTCCAACTTTTTTCCCCGATGCCGCTCTTTGTCAGGCGTTGCGTGAGATGCGGAGATTGATCCCGCATGGCTACTGCATCGCGAAATAAAATCATGGCCTGGTCGTGTTTTGTCGCCGCCGCATAGATTTCCGCTCGTGGTTCGTCGTCGTCGACTAAGCCCTTCATCCCGATGCCGGCGGCGAGCGGTGACTTGCCGTTGCCTTTACCGATTTCGATGTATGCCTTTTGGTAACGCCGCGTGCCATCCTGCAATTTCCAGCCGAACAGGCTGCCCACGATGAACTTTTCAAACGGAATCAAGTGGAACGGCTTGCCCTCGAACTGACCGCCGTTGAGCCGCAAAACGTCGGGAAAAAATTCCAGCGCGCGCGTCATGGCGGCGAGATCCCAGATGATGTTTTTATCGTGTTTTGCGCGGTCGAGGTCGTCAAAATGGCGCTGACAGGCCATTTTTACCCACCGGCTCGCAACTATTTTGCCCTCTAGCACGTCGGCTGCGTAGGCCGTCACGGGGTCATTTTTTTTTCGTCGCGGCATCGTTTTTGATTTTGGCGTGGTAGCGTTTCTCGATGGCTTTTTTCTCTGCTGCGCTCATGTCGGCCAGCGTGCGCACTCTTCCTTGCGCGATAATCTGCGCGCGCAACGCCCTTTCTTCTTCTTCTATTCTGTGTCTAGTCCGCGTGGCGTTCTGTGTGCGTTGCGCTCTAGGCATACTCGCTCCGGGTTTTTTTCGAGTGACACGGTTTGCACAAGCCCTGACCGTTCTCCAACGACCAGTCACCGCCTTGGCGCAGTGCGCGGATATGATCGGCCTCCGTGGCTACCGTAACCCGGCCTCTCGCCTCGCAGGCGGTGCAGTAGGGTGAGCGAGCAAGCACCATCTGACGCCATCGTAGGTGGTGGCGATCATAGCCGCGTTTGGCCGCTGACTCGCGGCGGTCCTCGGTATAGGCGCGGTGAGTGTGGCGCATGAGTTGCGTGCAGCCGGGGCGGGAGCAGAGGCGGGCGCTCATGGTTTAGCCGAAATATTTCGCCGCGGGGTCGTAATCCCGGCTCTTTTCGTCTGGTTTGGCGTTGCCGGCGATCCGCGTCATGGCAACGGGACTCATGCCAAACTCAACGCCGAAGGTTTTCATCTGCTCTAATGCGCGCGCCTTGATGCGCAACAGCGGGTTAGGTACGGGGTAGCCGGTCGCCGACTTGTAATAATGCGGCTCGACCTCAAGTTTCTCGCTTGCCGTTACCCAATCGGCGTAGCCCTGCGCCGCAGCCGCAAGAAATGGGCCGTACAGGTCAGCCATCAAGCCAAGCGCGTTGAGATAGCGCGCGATGCGGTAGTACGCCGTTCGCGCCAGCTTGTTTAAGTGCTTCGGACAGCGCGGGATGGATGCCTCCGGTTTCGGCTCGTTTTCCGGCAGCGCGCGCTTGCCGGGGTTGCCGGTGATTAGTTTCAGATTGGTTGGTTTTCTTGGTCGTCCTGCAGGCATAAATTCCTTTCTTGGAGCGCAACGGTCGGTGCTTCCCCGCCCTCTCCCGGTTGGTCGCCGGGCGTGTCAATGGTTTCACTTGTTGCGCGCTTGGGATAGGGCTTTGCGAGCGGTAAGATTTTTAATCGCGTCTGTCGGTCCAACGGATAAAGATAATGGTGTTTGACTGGTGTGCGGATACGTCGCGCCGCAGGGTCTATATTGGCTCTCAACCATGGGATAGATTGGCCGCCTTTGCCATAGCTATTATGCAATGTTCTCGGATGAACGATAATGCCATTAACGGAATAGGCACCTTTTTCTTTTCCGCCAAAATACAACCATCCGGATGCCTGATAGATCGTCCCAACATGACCTTGCGCCGTATCCGCAAAAGAGGTTAACAATTTCAATCCGGGAGAATGCTTCGACACCATTCGGATTGATATACTCACAAGTTTTGATGTTGGCGTCATATGGCTATTCAAGGCGACGCGGACAAGCTCGGCCATGTCGTAATGTCGCCTGAGGCCAAAACGTGCCCCATTGGTCGAATTTCCTGCGCCCACACCGTAAATAATAGTACCGATGAATACGCCTTCTTCCCAAACGCCGATTTTAACGAGTTTGCTCGTTGGCATCCGGCGCGAGTAATGCCAATGTTCAACCGCGTATTTTGCCGCCTCGTAACTGCACCAATCAAGGCGCAAATTCACAGCCGCATTCTGGACATTTAACTTTTGATTTTTCATCGAGCCGCCCCTGATCGTCTCCGTTAGTCGAGCCAAAGTTCGGCACCTTCACGCCAATTTGCTCCAATTCTTGCACATTAAACCAGGCCTCTAAGTCCACCCCCTGTTGCTCCAACATCGGCCCATCCCACTCGGCAAGCTCCGCCGTCCGGTTGTCCGCAAGCGCAAGCTGCCGCTTCTGCTGCTCGGTCAACCCACTGCGCTGGACGACCACCCACTCATTGCCGTCCGCCTCGACAATCTTGACCCGCTCAATCCCGGCGGCGGCGAGGGCCTCATACGTTCCGTTGCCGGCGAGGATGGTGCCGTTCTCGTCGATCACCCCGCTCCGGGCGGCACCAACCTCGCGGATCGATTTCTCGATCATGCCGATGTTGCGCGGATTGTGTTTCCGCGCGTTCTTCGGGTCTTGTTTGAGGTCGGATAGTTTCATCGTAAAACCCTATAGAGC